AAATAGTCACGCTTTTGCATGGCGCTCAAAGCCTTATAGGATAAGGGCTGGGGTCTTATTTTTAGGTCATTTAGGCTATGAGATAATAAAGTTGAATAAATTTGTTATAAAATCTAGTTATGGTTGAAATAGTAAGCTGTAGCGGACGACTTCAGATTTGATGACCTAAATGACTATTTTGCTAACGCATTGTTAAAAACACCATTAACAATCGCCCCGCCAACAACCTCGCCAACAGCCCCGGCGACCTAATTTTTCATGACCCAAATGACTATTTACAAAAAACGCCCAGCAAGCTGCCTGCACACTCCCACCCCTTGCCGCGCTTAATTCCTAGCTATCCTATAGGATTAGATAAGGGTAGCTGTCGGTTTAGGTACTGTTCAAATAGTGTTTGCTATTTTTGTTGATAGGGGGGGGGAGGGCCGAGCCAATGGGTGTTATGGTACGGAGCTATCAGCAACAAAATTTTTTTAAATAAAAAATACCTACCGCGACCAGCCAAAAGGTACTAATATAATGGACATGTTTTATAACATCGCTTTTGAACCCAGAACTGTTGTCGCCACCGAAGCGCGCCTGCAAGCCATATACAATGCGGCTAAGGCGGGGCTTAAAGGGGACAACTTGGCTTTGGCCGCAGGATTGCTGCCTATAGAATTGCGCCAACTTCAGCAACTTGATCCCACCGCCGAAATGGCCGAAATGAAAGGCCGCGCAGATAGCGAAATGCAAGCCGCCGCGGTCATTGAAAAGGCCATTGCAGATGGCGATTCCAAGATGGCGCTGGAGAAACTCAAACATCAGCACGGTTGGGTAGCCAAGCAACAAATCAATATCGACGTTGAGCAAAGAATTAGCATCACTCAAGCACTAGAACAGGCCAACATGCGCGTGCTAGATGTCGTAGACGCGCCGTACACCGTGCTGACGGACAGCGCCGCGTCACAGCAGGACACTGATAGTGCAGACGACGCAGTATAGCTCCGCCGAAGAAATGCAGTTGATGAGCCGGTTATGGTCTCCGGTCATCAAAGACGATCCGCTAGCTTTCGTGATGTTCACGTTCCCTTGGGGTCAGAAAGGCACACCGCTTGAACATTTTACAGGCCCGCGCAAATGGCAAAGGGAAGTCCTGTCGGACTTGAAAGAACACATTCGACAGAACAACGGGAAAGTGGATTTTGACACGTTTCGCATGGCGACGTCATCGGGGCGCGGTATCGGGAAGTCTGCGCTGGTCTCATGGCTGGTAATCTGGATGCTATCGACACGTATTGGCTCCTCGACGATAGTGTCGGCCAACAGTGAAGCGCAGCTTCGCTCAGTCACCTGGGCCGAAATAACCAAGTGGCTATCTATGGGGATCAACAACCACTGGTTTGAGGTTAGTGCCACAAGGGTGTTGCCTGCCAAATGGCTAACCGAACTGGTCGAGCGCGACCTCAAGATGGGTACGCGCTACTGGGGTGTTGAAGGGCGGCTGTGGAGCGCGGAGAACCCTGATTCGTATGCCGGGGTCCACAACTTCGCGGGGGTGCTGCTGGTGTTCGACGAAGCCAGCGGTATCGACGATAGCATCTGGGCCGTAGCAAGCGGGTTTTTTACGGAAAACACGCCTAATCGTTTTTGGTTAGCTTTTAGCAACCCACGCCGCAACAGCGGGTACTTCTACGAAGCCTTCAACTCCAAGCGTGATTTCTGGAAGAACAAGGTTGTAGACGCAAGAAGCGTTGAGGGAACCGACAAGGCGGTATATCAGCAGATTATTGACGAGTATGGACCCGATAGCAGCCAGGCTCACGTTGAAGTCTATGGCATGTTCCCCAACGCTAGTGACGACCAATTTATATCTAGCCTTATTGTTGATGAAGCAATGAGCCGTGAGCGGTACAAAGATCAGACCGCGCCCATCGTCATTGGGGTTGACCCGGCCCGCTTCGGCGCGGACGCTACGGTTATTGCGGTACGTCAAGGCCGGGACATTATCGCTATTAAGCGCTATCGCGGAGACGATACGATGGAGTCCGTTGGCCGGGTAATCGAAGCTATTGAGGAATACAATCCGGCGTTGGTTGTGATTGACGAAGGCGGATTGGGGGCTGGCGTCGTAGATCGGCTTAAGGAGCAGCGATACAAGGTCAAAGGCATTAACTTTGGCAACAAGGCCAAGAATCCGCTCATGTACGGTAACAAGCGCGCTGAGATGTGGGGCGAAATGCGTGAATGGCTTAAGTCGGCATCTATACCTAGCGACCGCTATCTTAAGACTGACCTAATTAGCCCACTCATGAAACCCGATAGCAAAGGGTCTATCTTCCTTGAAAGCAAGAAGGACATGAAGGCGCGCGGCTTGGCATCACCCGACGCCGCCGACGCGATTTGCGTTACGTTTGCTTTTCCAGTTGCGCATCGGACCTATGTTGCAAAAGAGACTAAACGAGCGTATTCTTCCGGAAGCAATTTAACCAATTCTTGGATGGGGTCTTGATATGTCCGTAAACACTAAACCAATCGGCGTTGCCTACGAAGACCAAAACATCATCGGGGCAGACAAGCTATACTCCGACAACGAATTGGGATACACCCCCAACGCGCAAGGCGCGGTCACGCAGTTGACCAGCAAAACCACCGCCGTCACGCTAAACAAATCGGCTGGCGTTATCACGATGAATAACGCATCGCTGGCAACAGCCACAAACGCTACCTTCACGCTGAACAACAACCTGATCAGCGCTAACGACACGATAATTTTGACGCTCGCAGGCGGCCAAGCCACACCCGGTTCATATAACGTGTTTGCCAACGCGCTCGCAGCAGGCTCGGTCAGCATTACCCTTCGGAACATTTCCGGCGGTTCGTTGTCGGAAGCCGTTGTTGTTAACTACGCGCTGATCCACTGCACGTAAGACTTTTCTTTAAAAGGTAAAAAGTAACGCGCATGGACAGCACGGGCATCATTAAGGCCGGTCAAGTAGCTAACGTCGGCGGTACTGCGTCTGGCAAAACGGATAATGATCGCCTAAGCACTATGCGAACGCGCTTTAGTATGGCGATTTCAGCATATAGTGATTCTCGTGAAGACGAGCTAGATGATTTGCGCTTTATGGCTGGTAGCCCAGACAATCAATGGCAATGGCCTGCGGACGTGTTGGCTACTCGCGGCTCAGTGCAAGGGCAAACCATTAACGCACGGCCCTGCCTGACCATCAACAAACTGCCCCAGCATGTGCGTCAGGTGACAAACGAGCAACGGCAGAACCGCCCTAGCGGCAAGGTTATTCCGGCAGACGACAAAGGCGACGTTGAAGTAGCTGAAATTTTAGACGGTATGGTGCGCCACATTGAGTATATGTCCGATGCTGACGTGGCGTATGACACAGCTTGCGACAACCAAGTTATCTACGGTGAAGGTTATTTTCGTGTCCTGACGGATTATTGCAACGAAAATAGCTTTGACCAAGACATTCTAATAGGGCGCATCCGCAACTCGTTTAGCGTCTATATGGACCCAACAATTCAAGACCCATGCGGTTCCGACGCCAAATGGTGCTTCATTACCGAAGACATTACTAAAACCGAGTATGCGTTTCAGTTTCCTAACGCCACCCCTGTCAGCTCGCTTATGTCGCAAGGCGTGGGCGATCAAAACATTGGCTTGTGGTTGGGTGATAACACTGTGCGAATTGCGGAATATTTCTATTACGAGACCGACTACAAAACACTTAACCTTTACCCCGACAATTTGACCGCTTTTGAAGGCACCTCCGAAGACAAACAGCTTTTGGCTATGTACGGTAAATCGTTGCGCTCGCGCAAAGCCGAACGCAAAAAAGTCATGTGGTGCAAAACCAACGGTTTTGAAATACTTGAAGAACGCGAGTGGGCGGGCAAATGGATTCCGGTTATTCGCGTAATCGGCAATGAGTTTGAAGTTGACGGTCGCATGTACGTGTCGGGTTTGGTGCGTAACGCCAAAGACGCCCAGCGTATGTACAATTATTGGGTCAGCCAAGAGGCCGAAATGCTGGCTTTGGCACCCAAGGCCCCTTTCATTGGCTATGGTGGACAGTTTGAAGGTTATGAAAATAACTGGAAGACGGCTAACACCAACAACTGGCCATATCTTGAAGTCAACCCGGACGTCACTGACGGCGCTGGCAACATGCTGCCACTTCCGCAGCGGGCGCAGCCTCCAATGGCGTCTAGCGGCCTCCTACAAGCCAAAGCGGGCGCGTCAGACGATATCAAGTCTACCACCGGCCAGTACGATTCCAGCTTAGGTGCGACCAGCAACGAACGCTCTGGCAAAGCCATCCTTGCACGCGAAAAACAAGGTGACACAGGCACATATCACTATGTGGATAATTTGGCCCGCGCTATTCGTTACGTGACAAGGCAGTTAGTTGATTTAATCCCAAAAATTTATGACACGCAGCGCGTGGCGCGCATTGTGGGTCTAGACGGCGAAGTTGGCATGGTCAAACTAAACCCCGAACAGCCAGAATCCGTCAAAAAAATTGAAAACGAAAACGGGATTGTTCTTGAAAAAATATACAACCCCAATGTTGGCAAGTACGACGTTGTTGTAACAACCGGCCCAAGCTATATGACTAAGCGTCAAGAGGCTCTTGAGGGTATGTCACAGCTTTTGCAAGGTAATCCTGAACTTTGGCGAGTCGCAGGCGACCTTTTTGTCAAAAATATGGATTGGCCAGGTGCTCAAGAAATGGCAAAACGCTTTCGCAAAACCCTTGATCCAAAACTGTTGTCAGACGACGACAAATCGCCCGAATTGCAAGCCGCAGAACAACAAATTCAAGCTATGGGTCAAGAACTCGATCAACTTCACGGCGTTCTCAAAAATGTTCAAAACTCAATTGAAGCCCAAGACGTCGAAGTTAAGCAGTTTGAAGCCAAAATTAAGGCTTTTGATGCAGAAACCAAACGTATTTCAGTTGTTCAAGCGTCTATGTCACCCGAACAAATTCAAGATATTGTTATGGGTACAATCCACGCAGCAATGGACTCTGGAGACATTGTTTCAAGTGGACAATTTATGGGGCCGCGTGATAACGCACCTGAGACCGAACCTCAGGAACCTGCCTATGAGCCAACCGAACTTGACCCAAGCGCAGGTGCGTCTGAAGGATTATATCAATGAAAGAAACTCCAGCTAATTTCCTCGGGTATTTGTTTTTAGCGCGGGATGTGGCCCATTCGGTGCATTTGAACACCCGCAGCTTTTCTAAACACATGGCCCTGAACACGTTTTACGATGAGATTGTGGGCTTGGCTGATTCGCTGGCGGAAGCCTATCAAGGCCGCAACGGTTTGATGGGGCCTATTACTCTGCAATCCGCAAAAAAAACAACTAACATTCTTGAATTTCTTGAAAATCAATTAAAAGAATTAGAAGATTGCCGGTATGAAGCTTTTGACAAATCAGATACACCGCTTCAAAACATCATTGATGAAATTGTAGGGTTGTACCTTAGTACACTCTACAAGTTAAAGTTTTTGGCGTAGGAGACGCAAATGGAACTTTTAAATCCGTTAAGCAAGGCTGATTACCCCGCGCTTACCGCAGCGTACACAGGTACTGCGGGCAACACAAACACTTGGTTGCCCGGCGCGCAAGGTGTTGTGATTTGGTCGGATCAACCCTGCTATGTAGAAGTTGGTGTCAATGCTGTTGCCACGACCGCTAGCACACCTATTCCCGCAAACACGCCAATTCCTTTTTTGTTACCAACTAATACAAGTGGCGCACCTTGGCGGGTAAGTGCTATTCAACTAACTGTTGCTGGAACGGTTTATTGTAAACCAATTAACCGGAATTGATAGATGGGTTTCGCCGGTATCCCTACAAATGGCATGGCTTTGGGTTTGGGAAGCATTATTTCGCTTTTTTCCGGTATCCGTTTTTCGCCCATCCCCATCCTTGACCAGATTTCCGCACCCGCCGCTGCCGCGTACAGCCTGCGTCGGCTGCGGGCGGCGCATACGGGTGGCGCGGTACGGGTGCGCCGGTCGAGCGACAATGCCGAGCTTGATGTTGGCCTTACCGCCAGCGGTGATCTGAACACGGCTGCATTGATGAATCACGT